GGAATTGGAAGGGTATATCAAAAAATAAATTTACAAAAGAAAAAGAGTTATTCTATCAAAAATATTATCGTATTTATATGGCAACATTCAGACTACAACAATACTTTAATCGTATGTATGACAATCCAAATTACTTATTTTGTAGAACAAGACTAGAAAAGATATTTTCATAATTAATAATTAATACATTTATTACTTAATATTTATTACTTATAAAATTGATTTATGTTTATATTTTATTATTTTTTATATTAAAAATTAGATTTAATACTATTTTATATTTCAAAATGTCTAAAACGATAAAAGGACGATTAAAGAATTTAGATAAATATATTCAATCAAAATGGGGAGAACATTACTGGAATTTCCTAATGAAATATGAAGATAAATTAAGTTGGGACTATATATCACAACATCCAAATATTACTATGGAAATTATTGAAAATAACCCAGATAAACCTTGGGATTTGAATGGTATATCACAAAATCCAAATATTACTATGGAAATGATTGAAAAATATCCCAATAAACCTTGGAATTGGTATTACATATCAAGAAATCCAAATATTACTATGGAAATGATTGAGAAATATCCAGATAAATCTTGGGATTGGGGATGTATAAGTGTGAATCCAAATATAACTATGGAATTTATTGAAAATAATCCTGATAAACATTTGGATTGGTATGGTATATCACGAAATCCAAATATAACTATGGAAATGATTGAAAATAATCCAAATAAACCTTGGAATTGGAATGGTATATCACAAAATCCAAATATTACTATGGAAATGATTGAAAACAATCCAGATAAGCCTTGGAATTGGATGTTAATATCAATGAATCCAAATCTAACTATGGGAATGATTGAAAATTTCCCCGATAAACCTTGGAGTTGGTTAAGAATATCATATAATCCAAATATTACTATGGAAATTATTGAAAAATATCCAGACGAAGATTGGTATTGGTCTGCTATATCATATAATCCATATATAACTATGGAAATCATTGAAAAGTATCCAGATAAAGATTGGAATTGGAATAGTATATCATCTAATCCAACTCTAACTATGGAAATAATTGAAAATAATCCAGATAAAGATTGGAATTGGACTGGTATATCAAGAAATCCAAGTATTACTATGGAAATAATTGAAAATAATCCAGATAAACCTTGGAAGTGGAATAGTATATTATATAATCCAAATATTACTATGGAAATTATTGAAAACAATCTGGATAAACCTTGGGATTGGAATGGTATATCATATAATAAATTTACTAAAGAAAAAGAATTATTCTATCAAAAACACTACCGAATCTATCTTGCAACTTTTAGACTACAACAATACTTTAATCGTATGTATGATCATCCAAAATATCTATTTTGTAGAACAAGAATAGAGAAGTTGTTTACATAGTTAATTTATTACTTAACATTTATTACTTAATATTTATTGCTTATAAAATTGATTTATGTTTATATTTTATTATTTTTTATATTAAACAATCAGAAATTATTTAATGATTTAATACTATTTCATATTTCATATTTTATATTTCAAAATGTCTAAAACAATAAAAGGACGATTAAAGAATTTAGATAAATATATTCAACCAAAATGGGAAGAATATTATTCGGATTTTTTGATGCGACATGAAGATAAATTAATTTGGTGTTTAATATCATCTAACCCAAATATTACTATGGAAATTATTGAAAAATATAGAGATAAATCTTGGAATTGGAGGCTTATATCAGAAAATCAAAATATTACTATAGAAATAATTGAAAATAATCCAACTAAACCTTGGAATTGGGACTATATATCAAGAAATCCTAATATTACTATGGAAATGATTGAAAAATACCCAGATAAAGACTGGTTTTATAGTTTTATATCAGAGAATCCAAATATTACTATGAAATTTATTAATGACAATCCAAATAAACCTTGGGATTGGTCGTGTATATCATGTAATCCAAATATTACTATGGAAATGATTGAAAACAACCCCGATAAACCTTGGGATTGGTATTATATATCACATAATCCAAATATTACTATAGAAATTATTGAAAATAGTCCAGATAAACCTTGGAATTGGCAATATATATCACAAAATCCTAATATTACTATAAAATTTATTAACGACAATCCAGATAAACCTTGGAATTGGGAATGGATATCAACTAATCCGAATATTACTATGGAAATGATTGAAACCAATCCTGATAAACCTTGGAAATGGGGATATAATGGTATATCACGAAATCCAAATATTACTATGAAATTTATTAATGATAATCCAAATAAATCTTGGGACTGGAATTGCATATCAAAAAATCCAAATATTACTATTAAAGAATTTATTAGAAATAATCCAAGTAAAACTTGGAATTGGATGGGACTATCAGAGCATAAATTTATAAAAGAAAAAGAACTATTCTATCAAAAATATCACAGAATATATATTGCAACATTCAAATTACAACAATACTTTAATCGTATGTATGACAATCCAAATTACTTGTTTTGTAGAAATAGGTTAGAAAAGTTATTTTCATAATAATGAATTAATGATTTGTTTATTAATGATTTGTTTATTAATGATTTGTTTATTAATGATTTGTTAATTTTATTAATTTAATAATGAATTAATATATTTATTTTTTATATTAAAATCTTAGTATTATAAGAAATAAATATAAATATAAATATAAATATAAATATTTTAAAATCAAAATAATACTTTTTAATATGAATAACTATAATTGTTGTTTCTATAATTGTTGTCAATGTTTATGTACTACAACAACTGCATCCGATGGTGGTGTATCAACCACAACATCATCTTGTAGTTATTCAATGTGTTATGACTTTATCAAAAGTGGTAATCCAATTACTATTGGACCACATATTCAACCTATTATTACACAAGAACCTACTAAAATTAAATCAAATGTTAGTGAAAGTAAAAATAAAAATTAGTAAAAATTAGTAAAAATAAATAATATACACTTTTATACCTTAATTATCTTATTATAAAATAAAAGTGAATAATAAAAGTGAATAATAAAAGTGAATAATAAAAGTGAATAATAAAAGTGAATAAAAATAGTAATAAAATGGATTATTTCTTGTGTTTAATGATATTAGTAGTATCTATTACCCTTGGATACGCATTATTAGGAGGTTGTCAATGTCAATCAACATTAAAAATGGTTTTATTAATTCTATCAATTTATTTGGTATTACACCTAATTATTGATTATATTAATCCTAAAAGAAATCAAGACGATTCGATTCCACTTGTTCCATTAACACCTTCTATACCAGTAAATGAAAGTGTTAAAGGAGAATATGATATTGATATTGATATTGACATTGAATCGGAAGATAATGTTTTAGATAATGGAGGGCAAGAACCAGAAATTACAATTGAAGAGGACCATATTAAAGTTAATGATATGGAATATCCAATTATGGGAGAGTTAGATCATATTGACCCATATCATTTAATGGATAATTTGAAAACAATATATAAAAATACAAAAACAAATTATCCATTTGTTCCGGACAATCATCAAAATAAAACAACAGGAACTGAATTTACTGACTTAGAAGGTGGTATTAGTCCATCGGATGAAGAAAAACATTTAAAAATCGCATCTAAATATTATCCTCAATTAACACAAACACAATTAAATTATGCTGATTGTACTAACTTTGATTCAAGCGATGAAAGAAGTTGTATTATTCCAAAAGATAATTTAAATTTAAGACCTATTGCGAAAACTAAACAAGAATTTGAACCTACTTTAGTTACTAAAGAAATGTTAAGTAAAGGAGTCCAATATATTATTGACGCCCACGATATTAATACCAAAGAAGGTTTTGAAAGTGTTCCAAATGGAACAGAAAGCAAACTAACAAGTAATTTATCTAATAAATGCGATGTTAATAGTTCTTGCTCTGATAAATTATGTTTGCCATATGATAAAGAAAATTAAATAAAATTAAATAAAATTATTTACCTCTTTTTTCTAATAATTCAATTTGTGGTCTAATTTTTCTCATAAAATCTTCTTCTGAACGATGAGTATTTTTACATTTTTCTATTAACATTTCTACTTGTTTATTAATAGGTAAAGCTTTTTCTCTTTCCATATGAGATTTACAGTTTTTCATTGGGTTTTGTAAGCATTTTCTACTTAATCCAACATCGGCATATAAATCTTCAGCAAGAGAATATATTTTTTCATTACATCTTGAAATACCACATTCATCACTAAAAGTGCATTTACCAGAATGTCCTCTTGGACCATCATCACCTTTTGGACCACGGGAACCTAATTTTCCAGGGTCATTGCGTAATTTAACATAATATGCTATTGATAAATACATATTAATTGATGTTAATGTTCCAAGAGCAACAATAAACCAATAAGCAATACGAAGATTAAAGTCTTCTATAAATTGACTAATGACTAAGAGAACTACATAAATTAAAATTATTACAAGAAGTGATACAGCATTCATTATATTATATTTTTTATTATATTTTATTATATTTTATTTTGGAAATAATGCAAATTCTTTTACTATTATTATTACAACCGATAATGTTATAATTATTTTAGTAATAAATATTTATAGTAAGTAATTAAATTTTTCATTTCCTATTATAATAGTAAGTAGTAAATAATAATAAAATAATAATAAAAATAAAAATAATAATAAAATAATAATAATAAAATAATAATAAAATAATAATAAAAATAAAAATAATAATGTCAATTAGATATATTTTAAGTGGGATATTAGCATTAGTTGTAACATTCGTAGTTGGTGTTAATTTATCCAACGAAATAACGGATAAAACTTTATATCTTCTTTTTTGGTTTATGTATCTGATTACGATTATGACAATTATTGCTATTGGAATGACCATTGTATTCTATTTTGTCTTAAAAGATAAAAAAGGTCCACGTGGGTCTAGAGGCGATAGTGGAGATAGTGGAGATTCTGGTGAAGTTGGTAAATGTACCGAAGGTTGTAGAAATCAAATATGTTATAAAAAGACTATTAAAACTATTAATTCAGAAGTTAATATTTTAGCAGGTAATCCAGACAAAGAAATAATTGTTAAAAATGTTTATATTAGAAACAAAGTTAAACAAATATGTGCTTCAGATGAATTTGCCCAATTAGTTCCATATCGTGGCCCAAATGATTTAATTAAATATATTAGTGTTGTTTGGAAAGAATGGATTGGATTAATTTATAAAGCAGGTGGTCGAGCATATTTTGAAAGTCTAGGAGCAGAAAATGATTTTGAATGGGTTGGTGATAATCCATTTGACGAAATTAAGAAGTATGATGTATTTTATTGGGGATTAGGTGAAAATTACCATCCTGAAATAATTAAAAAATGTACCAAAGCAAGAGAAGGACATAATTTACCAAAAGGAGTTCAAAAAGGACATCCATCTCTTAACAAAGATAGTAAATCTGGAGAATCTGTTAATATTGGTCGTGGATGGCAAAAATCAGGGAAGATGGCAGATAAATATAGTATTATTCGTTATTTAAATCTTGTTCCAGAAACAGAATTATTAGAAAAAGATACTCAGAGAAGATATTACGCAAAAACAGCAGACACATCAGAACCTAATTCATATACAATTCAAGAATATGACCCTGTCACTAAAGATTTTGGTCTATGTATGGAATCTACTGTAGAATCCGGGGAAACTATTACAAAATCAAGTGAGTGTGATCCTAATAATAAAGGACAATTATGGAAATTAGAATTGAATGGTAATAAAACTAAAGAAACCAAAATTATTAGTGAAAATACAAATAATTATTTAGGCGAAGACAATGGGGTTTTCAAAATGGTATAATTATATTTTTTTATTCATTTACTATTTATGTAATTTTATTTTATTCATTTTATTCATTTTATTCATTTTTCTATATAATCTTATTTTTCTATATAATCATTAAATCTTTATTAAATATAATAGTATCTATAATTCTTAGGAAATAAAAAGATAAAAAGATAAAAAGATTAAAATAAAAAAAGAAATATAATTAATAAGAAAAGATAATAAAAGATAAAAAAAGATAAAAAGATAAAAATGTTAGTATGGTATGCTTTGCTTACAATATTTACAATTATGGTAGTTACATATATTGGACTAACTGTATCAGTTAAAATAGAAAATTCGGTAGCATACATTTTATTTTGGGTAATTTATTTAATATTATTAGCAACTGTAATAAATGGAATAGCAATAGCAAATTTTTGGGGTGTTTTACAAAACAAAGCAGGACCGCCGGGACCAAGAGGATTATCAGGAGACCAAGGAGACATAGGTTTTAAAGGTAAATGTGGTGATAAATGTCGTGGAAAAGAAGCAGTTCAAGCAATTAGGATTGCGATTGTTGAAACACTAAATAAATTGGATAACCGAACAAAAGATAATTTAATTATTGAAAGTGATATTAAAAATAAAGTTATACTTGACAAAATTAATGAAATGGCACAATCCCGTGATTTTGAATTAGGAGCAGAAATAAAAGGTCCATCAAATATGATTAAATTTTTAGTCAATATTTGGAAAGAATGGATTACATTAATTTATAAAGCATCTGAATTAGATTTCTTAACAAATACAGATGCTGAAGATACATATCCTTGGAAATCTAATCCCGATAATGGTGTATTAAATCCATTTGACGAAATGGCGAGATACGATGTCTATCATTTTGGACTTAAAAGAGAATTTAGACCAGCAAAAATAGAAATATGTGATAAACCAGAGGAAACAAATTATTTACCAGAACAACCTAAATCACGTCTTAAAATGATTACTGGTAATTATTATAAATGGCAATTTTATGATGTTAAAAGAAATGATAAACAACATATTAGTTTTTGGAAACCATCTGAATATAATACTAACGATTTTGTTCACGAAAATGAAAGATATTATCCTTTAGGAGATACAGTATATATTTACCAAGGAGCAAATACGGAATCAATACCTGAATCAGTTTTTGATAATGAAAACGGTTCAGTTAATAGACAAATTGGTGTTAAAAAATTTAAAATACCAAACCCACCCGATGTTATACCTAAATTCGAATTCTTTAGCAATCCTAATTATCTAGGACGAAAAGCAGAATTCAGAGCATTTGATAGGACAATTCATTTTGCGAACCATAACTTTTATAGAACAACGGCATCTGTTAAAATTCCAGATACTATGAAATTACGCAGAGATAAAGGTTATAAAAATATAAAAATGAAAAATGTGTCTGTTACTTTATCTGGTTATCAAGAGGAAAGAAGACAATATCTTACATTAAAAAATGATACACATTGGTTAGGTAATTATACTTTTATTAGATGGAAATGGGGAATTGATGGAATGAAAGATGATACTGATTGGAATAGAGACAGAGCAGACCTTGCTTACCTACGTTCCTGCTCTTACAAAGGAAACGATGGAGGACCAGACCGTTCATATCAATTAGTTACTGGAGATGTGAAACCACCAACGGATTATCAATTACTTTACACTGAAAAAAATAGTTGTGGAGAACAACTTACTATTTGGAAACCAATTCCACCAGATGGATATAAAGCACTTGGATTCATTTGTCAACCTAATAATAATAAACCGTTATCTGGAGAAAATGCTCCTATTCGTTGCTTACCCTCTAAATGTCTTTACAAAACTACGGGAAGACCCCGAATTTTATGGACCAGTCCAAAAGGTGTTAGTGGAGAACAAGTCCAATTAGTTGGTTTTACTGATTCGGTTAGTCATCTTGGAAATCCTATACCAGGAAACGCACATCATTCAGTTCAAGTAATTAAAAAAGGAGAACCAATACCAGAATATTATTATGTTAATCAACAATGTATTAATGAAATTGATAATACTAAAGTTAAAATACCTGAAAGGGAAAATAGTAAATTAGGAATTGGTTGGCATGGGCATCCAGTCAGAGAATCAAAATATAGTGTTTTTAGTTTCTTAGGAACAATGCCAGAATCAATTATTACTAATAAACATACAAATCGTAAATATTATATTATTCATAGCAGTTTAAAGAAAACATATGATGGTGACGATTTTAAAAAAGTAATATCACAAAACTATTATTTAGTATTGAAATATAATAAGAAAACCCGAGATTATGATAGAGCAATCGCAATTAATGGTTCAAACGGAATTAGGATTATGACTGCAAGCAGTGCAGATGTTAGACAACTTTGGTCGGTTGAATTCTTAGAAAATGGAGAATTTAGACTAAAATCTAAAGAAACTGGAAGATATTTATCACATCAATCTACTCAAAATTTAAGAGGCGAATTATTAGAAACACAAGTTCTTAATCCACCAATTACAGATGACAAGTCTATATTCTTTAATAATAAATCTACTTTCGGAACTTCACTTGATACAATGAGAGAAACTAATAAACATACAAAACTAAGAGATACCAGAAAAGATATAAATAAGAATATTGAACATAAAGGAAGAACTATAAAAGGCACTTACAATCCAGTATAATTTTTTGATTACATACATTATTATATTTTTTATAAAATTGATTTATTTTATACATAATTATATATTTTATCTAATTTCATTATTTGAATTTCATTATTTGAAATTCATTATTTGAATACTCATTAAAATGGACTCTGGAAAGATTAATATTCCACGAGAACTAAAATACAATATACTAAAATGGGTTTCTTTACCCAAAATAGTATCAATGGCATCTAAAATATCTGAAGATTGGAATTCTTTATCACACGGTGTTTTGTGTAATAAAAGGAAAGAATGTTTTAGTATGAATGATGAAAAATATCTGAAATATAAAAACAAATTCTGGGAAAATACAAAAATAAGGAATTGTTATAACTATTATTGTAATGATAATTCAATATTCGAAAATTTATTATGTGAAAGTTTAGAAAAAAATGAGAAAATAAATATATCTCTCCGATATTTGAATCAAGATATTTCTTACCTATTTAAAGAAGACTTTCAAGCATCTAAATATATTACTAATTTAAAAGTAATTAATTGTTTTGGATTCGGACTTTATCCAAAATTAGAAAATCTAACAGAACTATATATAAAAGGTAGTTTTGATTTCGAAAGTCTAAAAAATTGTGATAAACTTGAAACTTTGACAATAAATTCCAGTATAAAGTCTATTAACTTACACGAAATACCATCTCTTAATAAATTAATTTTAAGGAATTGTCATAACCAAAAGTTTTCAATTAGTAAGAATATTAGAACATTACATATAATAGATTGTTCTATTAAATTGGATTGTAATAAAAAAAATGAATATCAATATCCTGGTATTCAAGAACTTGTAATTATTAGAAATGATATTATTGAAACCCTTCCAATATTAGTCAATTTACACACTTTGGAAATTGTTGAATGCCCTAAGTTTATGAATCTTGGACCGGGACCTTTTTATAATTGGGTTGAAATACATTGCGACGGAATTGATATTGAATGCTCTCAAGATTGGTTTAAGAAGAAAATTGAATCAAATAAAGATGATAGATTAAATTTATCATCTATGGGTTATGTTTATTCATCAAAAAACAACAAATATAATGATTCAAAAGGAAGTATTGAACCTTCAGAAAAACCAACTATAATATCTCAAATAAAAAATAAGTTATCACAATATTTATAAAATATATTTCATATTATAGTTTTATATTTCATATTATAGTTTTATATTTCATATTATAGTTTTATATTTCATATTATAGTTTTATATTTCATATTATAGTTTTATATTTCATATTATAGTTTTATATTTCATATTATAGTTTTATATTTCATACATATAATTTTTTTATATAAGATATAAAATTGAATAATAAATCAGAATAATAAATCAGAATAATAAATCAGAATAATAAATCAGAATAATAAATCAGAATAATAAATCAGAATAATAAATCAGAATAATAAGTTAGAATAATAAGTTAGAATGGATAATTACGATAATATTCGATCACCTAACTTATCAAATGATTCTATAGAAGAAAAAAAGAATCATTTTCGTCAATATAAATCTGGTGTAAATGAAGCAATATGTAATCACTACCGAAATCTTAGGAAAAATCAAACCCTTGAATATAATTTAAATATTAGAAAAAAATTTGAAAATAGAGAAAAAGTTAAAATGACATTATGGGATGCAATACAAAAATTAAATTTTTTCGTTGATGTTAGCGATCCTGATATTGAACTAAGCAATATTCACCATCTATTCCAATCTGCTGAAAAGGCGAGAGAAGATGGTAAATCAACTTGGTTTCAATTAACATGTCTTTTACATGACCTTGGAAAAATAATGTATTTGTGGGGGTCAGATGAAGATGGAACTAGTATTTCTAATCAGTGGGGTATTGTAGGTGATACATTTATTGTTGGTTGTAAAATTCCAAATAGTGTTGTTTATCCTGAATTTAATATTACTAATACTGATATGAGTCATCCGATTTATTCTACAGAATTAGGTATATATAAAAAAGGTTGTGGATTAAATAATACACTTTGTAGTTGGGGTCATGATGAATTTTTATATCAAACTTTAATGAATCCTTTAAATGAAAATAAATTACCAGAAGAAGCACTCTATATGATTAGATATCATTCCTTATATCCGTGGCATAGTAGAGGAGAATATAATATGTTAGAAGATTCAAAAGACATTGATATGTATGAATTTGTATCTGAATTTAATAAATATGACCTTTATTCTAAAGAAAATAAACCTATTAACCTTAATGACCAAAAAATAATTAGTCATTATACTAATATATTTAATAAATACTTTCCATCTGGAGTTATATATTTATAAAAAAATTAAAAAATAAAAATATGAATGAATATAGAATATTAATTATAGAATATTAATTATAGATTTATAAATTATTTCTTTTTAAATTATTTTCAATCTTTCCAACCTGTGATTCAGTATATGCGTGATGTGAAACTTGATTAATAGGTTCCCAAGCATCAAATATTTTAGAATATTTACATTCCATACAAACATTTAAATTATTTTCTTCCTTTTCAAATAATTTTGCTAAATAATGACTTTTTATTATATTTGGAACAAAAGCAATCCCGTATTTTGTCAATTCATTCGTAGTTTTAGATTTACAATATAAATTATAAATATCTGAAATCTGGGTTGATAAAACACGGAATACTACATTATCATCCACAATTTTATGTTCTTTAGATAAAGTATTATTTTCAATTATATTTTCTTCTTTATCTTCTCCTTCTCCTTCTGGAATATTAGCATTCTCGGTATTATTGTTTGTATTACAATTTAATGATGTATTATTAATATTATTTTTTTTTTCCCATAAATCAAAATCTTCTATTTTAACTGCTTCATCTATATCATCTTCATTAATAATTTTTATTTGATTTTCTCTTGAAATTATATAACCATAATTAGTAAAGTTAGTATTAAGTGTATTAAATATAATTCCACGACAATAATATGAAAGAGACGGCATATATTTTTGAGTCATATACTCAAAATCACGATACATAAATAATTTTTTAACAAATAAAGGACATACTTCAATATTTGAATTTAACGTATAATCATTTAATAAAATTTTATTCATCATTTCATATCGCGATACAATATTAAGATTAGACATTGTTTCACCTTTATATAATAGTATATCGGATAGTAAAAAGAACCATCTCCTCTGGACGTCTTTAACTAACTCTCCAGAAAATATTGTATCATCAAATAGTTCATCTGCAAATTGATACTTTACACAATGAATTTTAGGATAATTATATCCGACTTTTAATTTACGATCAATATAAAAACAACAATTAACACCATCAATTCTCGTTAAAAACAATAAATATGGATTCCCATTAGTTAATGTAGTTAAAACGTGCTGATGATAACATACATTTTTAAACATATTCGGATTTAAATTAACAAATAATCTATCAATAACATTAATACCATACCTCTCATCAATAAATTCAAGTAATTTAGACTTAAAAACATTATCATTTACATTACTACATTGTTTATCACAAAATGAAATATCAGATAATTTATCTACCAAAGATAAAGTAAATTTAGCATTTTTATTTATATTTTTTTTCTGAATATGATGTCTTTCTCTTCTTTCATTAAAATGATTCTTCCTTTCTCCATTGTTATTATTATTGTATGAAGAGTTTTCATTATTATTACGATTACTTTGATTATTATAATTACTTTGATTATTATAACTACTTTGATTATTATAACTACTTTGATTATTATAACTACTCATTTTAAAAATATATTAAAATTCTAACTAAAAGTTCTAATTTATATTTAATAATCTTATAATTTTATAATTTATTTTAAACAATTAAGAATTACTATCAATTTATTCTTAAATTATAAAATCAATTTTTATTATATAGATTATAGTTAAATCAATTAAAATTAAAATATAACTAAAATATAATATTAAGTGGATATTTTTAGAAATTATAAATTATAAATTATTGTTTAATAAACATTTAAAAATGATTCCAAAAAGTAGGAAGACAATCAAAAAAAATAGTAAAATTAGTGAAAGTAGTAAAAGTAGTAAAAGTAGTAAAAAAGAAACAAAAAAGCAGAATGGTGGTTATGATAGATATGATATTCAAATTGATGGTGGTGGATTGGGGACTTGGATTAGACATTTTAAAATGATGCGTGAATACAATTCTGTTATTAAAAAAGTTAATAAGGCGAATCGGAAATTGGAAAAATTTAGACCACAATTGAATGATT